GGAATTGCTATGCTTGCTGAGAGTCATCTCAGTATCCATACTTGGCCTGAAAATGGTATGGCAGTTTGTGATGTCTTCACTTGTGGGGATAGTGCTATGCCTGAAAATGGTGTAGAATATATGAGAGAACAATTGAAGGCAACTGATATTGTGTCTAATGAATTTGTTCGTCCTTTGGAATGATTATGAGTCGTAGTGAATTTGTTTGGGTTGAGAAGTATCGCCCTAAAAAGATTGAAGAGTGTATTCTTCCTGACAATACTAAGAAAACATTTCTTGACTTCCTAGATAAGGGGGAGGTTCCTAACCTTCTTCTCTCTGGACCACCAGGATGTGGTAAGACAACAGTTGCTAAAGCACTTTGTGAGCAACTGGGATCAGATTATTATGTCATTAATGGTTCTGATGAGGGTAGATTTCTAGACACTGTACGTAACAATGCAAAGAACTTCGCTTCAACTGTATCGCTATCTTCTTCTGCCAAACACAAAGTCATCATTATTGATGAAGCAGATAACACAACCCCAGATGTACAACTCTGTCTTAGGGCGTTTACAGAGGAGTTTATTGGAAACTGCAGGTTCATCTTCACCTGTAACTATAAAAACAAAATTATTCAACCCCTTCACAGCAGATGTTCAGTCATTGACTTCTCTCTCAAAGGAAAAGAAAGACAGTTACTTGCTGGAAACTTCTTCAAACGTCTTCAAGAAATCTTGGATACAGAAAGTGTTGAATATGATAACAAGGTCCTGGTAGAACTTATTCAAAAGCACTTTCCTGATTGGAGACGTGTTCTCAATGAGTGTCAAAGATATGCATCAAGTGGTACTATTGACTCAGGTATTCTTGCAAACTTTGCTAATGTTAAGACAGATGATCTATTCAAGTGTCTTAAGACTAAAGACTTTTCTAAGGTCAGAAAGTGGGTGGTTGATAATCTAGACAATGAACCCACTGTCCTTCTCAGGAGTGTCTATGATGCTTGCTATTCATCTTTAGAAGGTGCTGGGGTTGCTGCTGCTGTACTAATTATTGCTAAGTATCAGTACCAGAGTAATTTTGTTGCAGACCAGGAAATAAATATGCTTGCCTGTCTCACTGAAATTATGGTGGAGTGTGAGTTCAAATGATGATGAATCCTGATGAGAGTCTAGATGATTTTCAAAAAAGAATGACTGGTAGTAGATGGATTAAAAAAGAAGATGGAACCTTACAATCACCTGATCATTGGTTCAAACAAAATTATAATAAAACATATTTTAATCCTTATAGAGATAACAAAATTACAAAAATTGTGAAACTTAAACCATCTGTGATTGATAGACAAATTACAGTATCTTATGAAAAAGGTAAAAAATTTATTGAATCAATACCATGGAAAAGATTGAGAAAAGAATTTTATGAGTCAGTGCCTGAAAAAGATAGAAAGTGTGCTAGTTGTGGATGGTCTTATAATGATCACAAAAAAGGTTGCTCTACATATTTGTGTGTAGATCACAAATTACCTGTGAGAAAATATTGGGAGAAGAGATTGGATAAATCTAATCTTCAGATACTTTGCAATCATTGCAATGGATGTAAGGGAAATGAACTTTTGCACATCCACAAATAGGATAATGTTATGAAGAAAAAGAAACTACGTCATCAAGTTAAATCAAGATGGTATTATATTTTTTGGGGAATTGCTACTGTATCAGTAGTTTCAGGTCAGGTCTATGTTGGATCTGGTTTTAGAACAATGTCTAACTCTGTAAATCAAGTATTGGAGAAATTAAATGAAGTACCTTCTAGCAGCAGCTAGTGCCCTTCTAGTTGCCTCTCCTGCCCTAGCAGGAGGACCAGCACTAGGAAAGAGACACCACCATTATCATCATACAGGTGCTCATAGACACTATCATTGTCACAAGAAAACAGGTTTGTGTCACTGGCATAAACATTCTCACTGGGGAAAAGATGCTGGACATCATGGTAATAGATTCATGCATGGAGTAATCTATCGTGATAAGTATTATCACCACAATGAAAACTATTGGTATCCTGGTCCCTCTTGGGAGATTCACATCCACTAATAAATTATGAAATCTTTGAAAACTCCTCTTCGTTATCCTGGGGGCAAATCACGTGCCCTAACAAAAATTGTCCCTCATATTCCAGACTTGTCTGATTATCAGGAATACAGAGAACCATTTCTAGGTGGTGGTTCAGTGGCAATTCATATTACTAAAATGTATCCAGATTTAAATATTTGGGTGAATGATTTTTATACACCCTTAGTTAACTTCTGGCAACAATTGCAAGAGAAGGGTAATGAGATGAGAGACTTTCTTGGTTCTCTTAAAAGGTTTCATAATAATTCTGACAAGTGTAAGTTACTATTCAACTCATCAAAATGTCACATTAATGATGATAGCGTTGGTAATTTTGCAAAAGCTTGCGCTTTCTATATTGTAAATAAATGTTCCTTTTCTGGTCTTACTGAGTCATCATCCTTCTCTAAGATGGCATCAGAAAATAATTTTACTGAAAGAGGTATTGATAGACTTCCAGGTTTTCAAAAAATTATTTCTAACTGGAATATTACAAACTTGTCTTATGAAGAACTATTAGATGAATCTTCAGAAAGGAGGTCATTTATTTACTTAGACCCACCATATGCTATCAAGGATAGTTTGTATGGTAAGAAAGGAAGTATGCACAAAGGATTTAATCATGATGTATTTGCACGTGATTGTTCTGACTGTAGTATTGATATGCTTGTCTCATATAACTCTGATCAGTTGGTAAAGAATAGATTTGAGGAATGGGATACTGCTGAATTTGAACATACTTATACATTAAGATCTGTGGGTAAATATATGCGTGAACAGAAAGAAAGGAAAGAACTTTTGTTGTTGAATTATAAAAAATCTTTAGAGGTTATGGTATAATGAATTTTTTTAAAAGACTTGATTCTTATGAAGATTATCTTAAGAAAAATCCTATTCATGAATTATTTGGTATTGACTTAAATGAATATGGTGAGGTTCAAAGGAAGTTAGAACACTCAACTTTTCACGCTGTTGATCCTTATTTAAAAGTTCCATTTGCTCCAGAACTTGATGATCTGGTTAGATTGCATTACTTAGTCACTTCTAGAAATGTTACTACTATTTTAGAGTTTGGAGTAGGTAAGAGTTCAACTGTATTTGATCATGCATTGAATCTGAATAAAGAAAGATGTTCTACTTTTGTTGAAAATAATTTGAGGAGAAGTAATCCATTCCAATGTTTTTCTGTAGATAATAATAAAGAATGGATTGAAGTTTCCAAAAATAATTCAAAGACAAATCATATCAATTATCACTATTCACCATGTTCTGTATCCACTTTCAATGGAAGAGTTTGCACATTTTTTGAAGACCTACCAAATGTTTGTCCTGATCTAATTTACCTTGATGGTCCAGATCAATTTTCTCCTGTTGGTGATGTAAGAGGAATTACTACAAATCATCCTGATAGACTGCCTATGTCTGCTGATATTCTTGCAATAGAGCATTTTTTATTACCTGGTACTCTCATTGTTGTTGATGGAAGAACTGCTAATGCTAGATTCCTTAAGTCTAACCTTCAAAGAAATTGGTCTCACTATCATGAAGAAGTGTTTGATCAACACTATTTTGAATTGGTAGAAACACCACTTGGAGTTTATAATAAAAAACAAATTGATTATTGTTTAGGTAGTGATTTTTATCAAAGAATTAAATAATGGAAATTAAAGAACTTGTTTTGAATGGGAATGTAATTCCTGGTTATTATATTAGAAATGATGGACAATTGTTTTCCACAAGAGCCTATATGAAAGGAGTCAATAGATTTACCTCTCATGATAAAAATTTGGTTTGTTATGGCAGTGAATTGAGAGAGGTGAAAGGAACAAGATATCAAAAATATACACATTATTGTATTGGAAAAAAATTTACTTACAGAGAAAATGATGGTGGTCTTGACAGGAAAGGATTTAAAGTTTTAGCGCATAGAGCAGTGATGGAAACATTTTCCCCATTTGAAGATAATCTTCCAGATGATTTAATTGATGAGTGGCCAAAATTATCTAAAATAGTAAAAAAGTATATTAAGAATGGAATGACAGTAGATCACATAAATCCAAATTTAAAAGAAGGATTTAACAGTTTATTTAACTTGCAGTGGATGACTTTGTCTGAAAATTCTAGTAAAAGTGATAGAGAACCCAATGCATTGGAAAAACTTTTATGGAACTGAAAGACTGGTTGAATTCTATCAACTTCACAAAAGAAGACCTGAGTGAACATATAAAAGAGTACCCACCATATATTATTAACAGATGTCTTTCTGGACATTTAGATTGTATTTTATTTGCTAATGAAATGAACAGGTATCATTTTTTAGACAAAGACATGCAATATAATTTTTACATAAATATTCTGAGAAAGAGAAAGAGATTCTCTCCTTGGGTTCGCAAAGAAAAGGTCTCAGATTTAGAGTTTGTCAAATCTTATTATGGTTATAATAATGAGAAAGCATCTCAAGCACTGAAAATCTTATCAAAAGAACAACTGGACTACATTAAACAAAAACTTGACACTGGTGGTAAAAGATGACTCAGACTGCAGAACCTCAGGTTCATTGGTCACAGGACAAAATGATTGAGATTGTCCTCAATGAACCAGATGATTTCCTTAAGGTGAGGGAGACCTTAACAAGAATTGGTGTTGCTTCTCGCAAAGAAAAGAAACTTTACCAATCTTGCCATATTCTCCACAAGCAAGGTAAATATTACATAGTGCATTTTAAGGAGCTTTTTGCTCTTGATGGCAAGTACGCTAACATTACTATTAACGACGTTCAGCGTAGGAATCGTATTACTCGCCTTCTTGCTGATTGGGGTCTCATTACAGTAGTGAAAGAAGATTCTATCATGGATATTGCACCTCTTAATCAGATTAAAGTTTTGCCATACAGAGATAAGAATGAGTGGACTCTAGAGCAGAAGTATAATATTGGTAAGAAGACTAAACCTCAAGAAGAAAGTCAATAAATAAGACTGAGACTCTTTTCGTGCGGTCTCTACGAAAGTCGGAACACCCTATAAAGTGGTTGGGTTTTCACCCTTCCACTTTTTTTGCTTTCTGTTATAATTAGTATTGGATGCCTTAGGGGTCCACAAAACACAAACTCGCTTTA